GGAGTATCAGGCGCAGGAACTACCAACTTTATTACAAAATGGTCAAGCTCTACATCATTAACTAATAGTGTAATATTTGATGATGGCACAAGCGTATCAGTTGGCTCTTCAACTGCAATGTATAAGTTTACAGTTCAGCCATTTACAAATATAAATTTCGGTATTGGTAGAACTACGCTCTTTGCTCCTGATGATACGATATTTATGAATGCGGTAAACAATAGCTTCATTGCAATACCAATGGCTATAAATACAGGGCATTTAGGAATCTACATAGGATTTAGCGAGGCAATGCGTATAAACTCTTCTAAAATTGTGATGATTGGCACATCTACAGGCATAACTGGTGGTGGCTTATTACAAGTAGCAGGAGATGTAAACATAAGCGGGCAATTTAAAATTAATGGTGTACCAATTGGAAGTGGTGGCGGAGGCGGAGGCAATGTTTTTGCAGGAAGCCAAACTACCAACTATGTTACTAAATGGACAGGCTCTAATTTTATTGGCAATTCAAACATCTTTGATAATGGATCAATAGTAGGAGTAGGCACTACAGGAATCACAGGAGGAGGAGCATTCCAAGTTGCAGGCGATGTTAATATTACAGGAACATTTAGAGTTAACGGAACTGCAATAGGCACAGGAGGCGGTGGTGTTTCGGGTGCAGGTACAACAAACAGACTTGCCATGTGGTCAAGCTCTACATCGTTAACAGATTCAGGTATTTACCAAACTACTTATTCTGGTAATAATGTTATAGGATTCCAGCCAAGCGGAGCATCTGCCGAAGTAATGAGAATCGAAAATACTGGAAGGCTTTACATAGGGGCAAGCACAGGAGCAAACGCATCTCTTGCTTTAAACATTCATGTTAATAGCAATGGTAATTTAGTTACGCAGTTAGGCTCAACATCATTTTACGCATTTGCTCGTTTAATGCACAATGAAACCAACTTTAAAGGCATCGGCTTTGGTTACGATTCAAGCGTACAAGCTGGCTTTATATACGGAACTGCTCCAAGCTTATCATTTAACTCAACTATCAAATTCGTAGTAGCTAAATCTTCAACTGCATCTTGGGTTGAGGCAATGGCTATAAAACATAACACTATCAATACAACAATTTTGCCTACTTCTTCTTCTGGATTAATTACAGGCGATTTGTATCGTGATGGTAGTGGGTATGTTAGAATCGTATAATTGATTATATTTGCTTAAACTAACACAAAAATAAAATGAAAAAGTATTCTGATTTATTGACCTTAGTACAAATTTTAAATGCCTTTACTCAAGAAGATAAGACTAAAGGACAAAAAAAACTTCGCAAGATCGGTGAGTTAATCCAGCCTTATTTGGATGAATTTAACGACAAGAAAGAAGATATGCGTTTAGATTGCGCATCGGTAGATAAAGATGGCAATATAATTACAAACGAAAAAGGCGATTATTCGTTTAATAAAGAGGGAGTTAAGAAGTTAAACAGCGCGATTAAAGAATTATTGCTTACTGAATTAGCATTTAACCCTATTCAAGTTTCGTTTCCTGAAGGATTAGAAAACTATTCTTTTCTTGATGGATGGGTAAAAGGAGTAAAATTTAACATTGTACAACAAGAAGATATTCAATTATAATGGCATCAACTTTTAAATGGATTATTGTCCAGCTTGACACAAAACCACAAGATGGCGATTTAATGGATGTGGTATCAGTAGTTCATTGGCGCAGAAATGCAGAGGATGGCGAATTTATGGCTGAATCTTATGGCACAATGGCTTGTCCTACTCCAAGCGATACCGACTTTACTGCCTATCCTGATTTAAAGCAAGAGCAAGTTGAAAGCTGGCTTGATTCAGGGCTTGATGTAATTAGCATTGACAATGGTTTGAATCAGCAAATTGAAGCTGAAAAGAATCCTCCTATTGTTGTACTACCTTTACCTTGGCTATAATGAATTGGGATGACATCATACTACCATCTATAACAGGCGCGATTGGTGCTTTTGTATCTTGGCTTGCTGGAAGAAAGAAAGAGAATGCGGAGTTGCAAGGAAGCGAGCTTACAAATACACAAGAAGCAATTAAAATTTGGAGAGAGATGGCGCAAGAGATGTCTGATAAGGTAAAAGAATTAAGTGATAAAGTTGATGCACTAACACAAGAAGTACATAGTTTAAAAACGGAAAACAACGATTTAAAAAGCAAATTAGGACTTGATGAAAGTAAACCAAATAGGAGCAAAAGGACTAAGCCTAATCAAACTATTTGAGGGATTTAGAGCCAAGCCATACATTTGCTCTGGAGGCGCTAATACAATAGGATACGGCGCAACATATTACCCAAACGGAGTAAGAGTTACAATGCAAGATAAAGCAATAACAGAGGCTCAAGCTTCAACAATGCTTATGAACATGTTAGGAATCTATGAAAAAGCAGTTGATTCTTTTACGCGTGATGACATTAATCAAAACCAATTTGATGCGCTTGTTGCATTCGCTTATAACGTGGGTACAAATGCTTTAAAGAATAGTACCTTGCTTAAAAAAGTAAACATGAATCCTAACGATCCTACAATAAGAGCAGAGTTCCTTAAATGGAATAAAGCCAGCGGTAAAGTTTTGAAAGGATTAACAAACCGAAGAGTAGCTGAAGCCAATTTATATGAATCTTGACCAATATACGAATCTAATTAAGGCAGTAACAAGTTTACTGCTTTTGTTTTTTTTAGGCTATATT